AGTATAAATTTTATTATTAACAGTTATATCTGTATCAGCAGTAAACAATACTCTCATACCATCTACAAGCAAAACGCCATCTGCATAATATCCAGTAGAACCTTCTATAGTTGACATTACGTCAGTCGTTGCTGTATCAATTAAATCAATACTATCTTTAGCTTTAGTTCCATATTGGTGTAATTTTAATCCTGCTTCAAACTCTATAATAGGACGTTTAGCTCTTAAACTTTCATCAAATGTAGGAATTTCTCCATTAACTTTTGCACTTTCTTCTATTACTGATTTATGGGTCCATCTATTATAACGTGACCAGGGATTTTTATCTAAAGATCCTTTATTAATTACAACATAATCTTTTGTAATTGCATAAGTTGTAGCTGTTCCAAAACCTACTCTATCAAAGTTTTGTGTATCAAAAGGAACTTCAAAAGTTTTAGAATAAATGCTTGTAATTTCTAAATCTTTTTCATTTATTAATTGAATAGCAGTACCTACTCCTTCTACATACCAATCGTCTGTTGCATATTTTGTAGGTGTTACATTACCAGTAAAATTAACTTTCATTCCATTTGAAAGTTCTGTTCCATCATTAAGAGTATAAGTTTTTTTACCTATAACATCTTTTTCTACATTTATGTAAGTATTTTCACTTATATTGTAAATTCTTAATTCACCAAATACATTAATATCATTACTTGCACCATAATATAATAAGTCTGGTGCTGATTCTGGAACTTGAAAAGCAACAAGACCCGATTCTATTTTTTGTGCTGAAACGCCATTAGTATAAAGATGATCATCACTTAATGATCTAACAGTTTTAATTGTAAAAGGTAAACCTGCTGTAGATATATCAAAAATATAAGTTTGACCTCTATATAATTTTAAATTTGGATTTTGAGTTAATCCATCAGGGGTAAACAAATACGCATAGCTATCTACATTATTTTTAACTTCTACAGTATAGGTGCTTGTAATATTTTGTTGTTGTCCAGCAATTGAAACAGTTAATGGACCATAAGGCATCCAATAGTATTCTCTAAAATTATAAAACTTATCCCAATCTATATGAGGAGACCAAGCATAAAATTCTTGTTTATTAAGAATACTATGATCATCAATATTACCGCCTAATGCTTTAACTTGATTAATATAGTCAATATAATCTTTATAAAAAACTGTTTGTTCTAAATCATCTTTAATTATTGTAGCAGGTTCTAATTTATAATTTTCTCTGTCCGTTGATACTTCAGGTACATAAACATCACTAGTAGTATGTGCTTTACTAGTCTTTCTACCATAAAAAGCAGTTAACTTTTGTACCGACCCGGGGGATAATAATTGATCTAAAGTACTATGAAGGAATTTTTCATTTACAGGTGTTCTAAAATATTTAGGCAAAAACTCAGACGTCTTACGTTGAGAGTTTGTTTCATCTCCTGTAGGTAATGGAAATTCTTTTTGATCTTTGTCGTATGCCATTAGTATCCACTTCCAGTGCTGGTCCCAGTTGTATTACTTGTCACTCCAGTACTGGTTGAGGATGTAGTTGACACAACTTTGCCAGATGCTTTAATTTTAGCCGCTGTCACGGCATCTATAATTTCAATATTATCTAACGTTGCTCCGCTAACAAAAATTTCATCGTTTTCAGATTTTACTTCGTATAAGCTACCAAAACTTTGAGATGATTCATTAGGAACAATGATGAAAGTTGAAATGTCTGGAGATAATTCATTCATAACATATGTACTCAATTCTGAAAAGTAAAATGTTTCGCCAAAATCCCAATTATCTAATGAAAAGAATTCTCCAATGGCTGTTAGCACTCTACTTTTAATATCACTATCATTTGTAACTTCTTCTGCATTTTTAACAATTTTAAAAGAAGCTTGTAAGTCTGTTTCAGATTGAGATCCAAATAATATTTTATATTTTACAGTATGATATATAATTTCATCACTAATAGATTTTATAGAATTAAGTTGTGTACTATAGCTAGTATACAATGCATCACTGCTAGGTGGTAAAGGTTTTGTAGTAATTGTACCATTCAACCATTGTCTAAAATTTGTATCAAATGTTTTAGTTACCATATACAAATCCATAATATTAGTTGAACTAGCATCTATCCTTGTATTACCATCTACAGTATGTACATACTGAAATTTAAGTTTATCTCTACCTACATGAACTTTATAATTAGTTGTGTCTGTAAGTGTATTATTAGTACCATTTACTATTTTAAACGCATCTACATCTATTAAGTAGATTATACTATCATCTGTATATGTACTATATGCTCCTATAGAACTATTGTTCTGTTTTACAAAAATATTTTCTGTAGTAGCATTAATATATCTCCATTCTTCTATATTATTAGAAGTATATTTTTTTTGAAAAATATATTTTGTTGAACTATTAATAGAAGGTGCAACAATATCATCAAATGCAGTTGGATTATCTACAATACCATCTTGATCTGAATCATAATGAGTTAATTCTATTTTTTTACTATCTACATAACCATCTGGATTTCTATATTCTTTTGTAATATCAAATGCAACTTCATTATTCAAAGGTGTTGTTACGTCTGGAGCAGTGTTTATGCTTAACACAGAAATTTTATCTTGTAAAATTTTTCCAGATTTGTAATCAAAATTTCTATCTGCACTATCATAAAAGAATCTAATTTCTTTATCACTTTCAAATACATTACGCATACCTCTTGACGTCATTGTATACGTTTCTCCATTATTAGTAAATTTAAGAAGCCAACTTGCATCTAATTGTGCATTACTAGTATCTCCTGTTTTACCTGTACTAAATGTACCATAAAGATTTAAATTATTTTCATCTATAAGTTTCCATTTTCTAGTTGTTAAATCATATCTTAATCCAAAAGTTTTATACGCAAATATTTGGTCAATTAGTTGTGTTTTAACATCTGAACTTAGATACTTGTTAAATTTAGGAATAATTTGTGTTAATATTGCAGTACTTGGTATAACATCATTAAATTTAATTGCACCTGAACCATCAGCAAGATCAGTTGTACCATCTGTAGAAACACTAACTACACCTGACCATTTATAAGTAGTTGCTCCTGCGTGGTCCGCCGCACCTGCCATTAATGTTCCATCAGACATAAAATGATATCCTTCTGGCGCTTCAAATTTACAAAGAGCACCTGCATCAATATATTTTAATTGACTTGCTGTATATGTTCCTACTTGATATTTTGTTGCATTTGCATCTTGTAAATTACCTGTGCTTTGATTTGTCGCTTTAGTTACTTGAGTCCATATCGGATTAATATCACTTAATAAAATTTTTGGAAATTTATCAGTATAAAAATTATAAACTCTTTTAGTTGATAAACCCGGTTCAATTGTATTAATAATATTTCCTTCAATATCTGTTCGAGTAGTAAAAGTAAATGTACCTAAATCGTCTATTTCTTGTTTATAAATTATTCCATCATTACCATATAAATTAGTATTACTGTATTTTCCAGTACTGTCAATTAAATCAAAATATCTAGATACACCACTTGATACTCTGTTTACTGATTTAATTTTTAAAATTTCTTGATTGACTGCCATTGGAGAAATATTATAATCTTCTCCTGTAATCATTCTATTTTGTGTATAATACGTAGAAGGTGCATTAGCACGAATGCTTGTATTTGTTTCACTTGCAGTTGAATTATCTACAGTATATTTCAAAGATAATGATATAGTTAATACTTCGCTTTTTCCATTTTCACTAACATAATCAATATCTGCTTGAACATTTTGCATATCATCTGGTACTATTCTAAATGATCTATTATCACTTGTTCTGTAATAAACTTTAAATGTTCCTTGTGGTAAATTTCCAAATGTTCCATCAGAAAATTGTAATGTTACTCTATCATCTGTTTTAGTTATTGCAGAATAAATGTTTTTAATTGATTTAATCGTACTATTGTAAACTACATTATTTCCTTCTGTTGCAGAAAGTTTTGTCCAAAGAGTTTGTTCATTACCATTTGTATCTGTAGAATATAACCAAACATCTGTATCATTTATATTAATAGCATCAATATTAATTGCTTGATTTGAACTAGGAGTAGTTACACTAAAATTACCTAAGTCTAATACACCTTGTCTAAAATGCATAAAAAATCCAGTATTATTACTACCACTACCTCTACCATCATCTCTATGAATCATAGATACCGCTCTGCCGGATAATGGAGCTTCTTCTATTATAGATGACTCTTCTGTAGTAGTTGATACTATTTCAAAATCAGCATTTCTTCCATCTACATTTTTTGAATAATTAAAAACTGGAACTTCAAGTCCTATAGAATTTAATCTATATGTATTTGTAGGTATACTATCTATTGTATCTTTTTTAACTGGCTTTCCAAATTTTTCATTAACTGGTAATGCAGAATTTAAAACTTTTATAAATTGTTCATACCAATTAGTATTACTAGGATCATTCCACGTAACAGTTTGTCCTGACAAATTTAAGTTATTACTATCTACAATAGCTTCTGTAGTACTAATTGCATCTATTTTAAGAATTCCATTTGCCGCTTGATTTCTTCTAGCATTATAACTTAATAATCTAGCTAATCTTAAAACTGATTCTCTACGTTCAGCTAGTTCTAAAAAGTTTTCTCTTGCATTTAAATCTATTCTAAAAGCAATATTTTGACCTAAGAAAGCAATCATATCTACTAACGCAAGATATTCACTTGATTCAATATAATCGTTAAAGTCTTCTGGATAATTTTGTCTTAAGTAATTAATAAGAGTTCTACGAATTGTATCAAAATCGTAACTTTTAAACTCTGCATTTCTAAAAGACTGATAAACTCTCTGCCAATCTTCTGTTAATAATAATCTATTTTGTCTATTTGTAGATGACATTATTTTCCTTTGGGTCTAACAACCGTATGGACAGTTCCATCGGTATGGGTTATTGTCGTAATAATATAACTATTCGACTGTGAGTATACAAAACTTGCTATCATTGTTTTATCCTTCTATACATATTTATTTGCGTTAATTAACTACTCTGTTAATTTATTAATCCAGCTTCCTCATCAAATTTTAATCTCATTGATTCAGTTATATTGTAAGGAAGATACGTTAAATCACACTCAATTTGTAGTCCACTTTCATATTGAGTTACTACTACATCATTAACTTGCACTCTTGGATCATAATTGATTATTTCAGTAACATTTTTTGTTAGTGCTTCTTTTAATTCATCCGTTAATGGCTCATGAAGTGCGTCCCAAATTATTGTTCCAAACTCTGGATTTTCTAATTTTTCCCCTTGACTAATATGGAAATGATTAATTATATCTTGTTTAATTAAAGCAATATCATGAAGTGTAAAACTAGTATTATCTGAATTAGCCGTACTAATTCCTTTATAAGATCTCTGAGTAGGTGGAACCTTATTTTTAGTATTAGATTTAACTTCTATTTGTTTATACAATGCTTTTTCTTTTGTGCTCATATAATTATTTAACCTTCAAATTAACCTGTGAATACATCAGGTGATCCTTGTGAAGTATCCGGTCCACAATGCGGTGGAATAGGACACAATGCATCTGCTGAAGCAGAATCTGGTGCATTATGCACCACTAATTTGTTATTAGCGTAAACCTTATTACTTGTTGCTGTTAAAGAACCTCCACCATGACTGTTTGGGTCACCATCAACTGATACTAATAAAGTATTAGCAAATACAGTTGTATTACCTGCAACAATTGTTGATGCTCCACATACACGTGAATCTGTATCTCTATGTACTGGTATAGTCATAATATTAAGTCCTTGCGTTTTTAAATGTATCTGGTATTGGTGTAAGTTCCAGATCATTTTTAACTGTTTCTGTTTTATCTCTATCTGTTAATGCACTTTTAAATGCTACAGGGTTTAAATTTTCGTGTTGTGTCCACGGCTCGTGCTGTGGTGAACGTTGTGCTAATATAGGTGAGTCTTCATGTCCGGGTAATTTATGTGTAGGAAGTTCTACAGCCTGTATGGCTTCAGACGCCGCAGGCCCATTCATATGTATATTTGGAGCAGTTTCTTTATGATCGCCCCCTGATTTAAAATTACTTGCCCCACCTGCCGTTAATTTATGTTCACCAGTTGTATTAATTTCTAAATTTCCTGTTGTTGTAATATATGTTCCTTCGCCTACTACTAAACTTGTTTTTGAAGACGATTCAATTTGAATTTTTCCTTTTGTATCTTTTTCAGCAGTAGTTTGTCCACTTGCTTTAATGTTTATATTTCCTCCTGCTTCCATAGTAATATCTCTATCTGCTGTTAAGTTAAAATCATTTTTTGTATGAAAACTTATACTATCTTCTGCATATACATCTACTTTCCCATCAGAACTTAATTCTACCCAAGAAGTTCCTTTTGCATTACCTATATAAATTAAATCTTCTGAGTTATGAAATAAAAGTTGATGACCAGTTCTAGTTTTAATTCTTACTAATTCATTATGAGGTACATCTAATTCTCCACCTCTTTCCGCTAATTCTTTATTATAATAATCTGATGGCCCTTCACTTGCTTTTGTTTTTCTAACAAATTTATCATCACCATCATCCATCACAAAAGTACTTCCACCTAATCTAATATGAGGTAAATCTGTAAAACTAGTTGCGTTTTTATCTATTGGTCCTGGTGTACTAATTCCAAATACAGAAGAAGGAACTTCTCTTCTAGCACTACTTGTTGTTATTCCTCTTGTTTCATCTGCTACTAATCCTTGAGTGTTTAAAACTGTTTCCAAGTCTTCATTAACAGGTTTTTTTAAATTTACCATATTTGCTATACTAGTTGTTTTAGTAGACCAACGAATTTTATTATGTTCTACAACAGGTAATTTTGAATTAGAACTTGCTGTACCTGGAGGACCATCTAGTTTTTTATCTAAATTAGAAGTTGCCGCATTTCCGGGCACCATAAAATTCATTAATTCTTGCTGAACACACCCAAACCAATATGCTTTGTTAATATGACCTTCTACAAATATAACCATAACAATATTTCCAATGTCAGGTGGAACAAACCACATTCCATAACTTTGTTGACTATATTTTTGACCTATATTATTAGATACAGCATTAATAGATGTTGCACCATAAAAAGGATACAAATATTTTGCTAATACTCTTTGTCCAGTAGCTTGAGCTGTATTTCCTGGTCCTGTACTTTTTAATAATTCTACTTCAAGAGATCCACCATATTTAGGATCTAAAACATTTCTGACAATGGCCTCATACGGACCCGGCTCTTGTTTTGGATTTATTTTCAGTGATGATCTTTTTGCTACACCCATATTTTAACTTCCGTCCTAAGGAACATGGTCATCCATTCCTTCATTAAATATGTAACCATTATCGTCTATTTTACTGATTGATTTGTCTGCCGCCACATTTGTTCTCTTACCTTCTTCTGCACCTGGTTGATTATTAACTCTTAACATTGATAATACTTGTACAAACTTTCCTGATACAAACTCATTTTTAACGAACCATATTCTATATAAACCACTAAACTGTCCTATTTTTTCAGAAGACTTATTTTGAGCCTGGATCGAAGGAAAAGCCATTTTACTACCTTCATAATCATAGGGTGTTCTAAAATTTAATAAACACATAACTTGAGATCTTGTAAAATCGGCATTACCATCACTATCCATAAATGCTGAAACATTTCCTTTGTCATCTGTTTTATAAGGTGCGGCAATATAATTACCAAGTCCACTATTAGGCATCCAATAAGGATCGCCCATTATAGTTAATTCACAAGATACTAAATCAACATTACTATTAACAATTACATTATTATAATGTCTTGCAATTCTTATAAAAGGATTCTCATCTTTTGATCCAAACCCTTCATTCACGTTTCCTCCTTCTGCGGCAGTTCCTTCTCCAGCTACTTTATTTGTTTTTGCTCCTGTACCGTGTCCATACCTTGGAGCACTATTAACAGTAGCGTCTTTACCAGCTTCTGTTTGATTTAAAGGAGCATCTCCCTTATCAGACATACCTGGTTGATAAAATGCAAATTTAAATGAAAGATCAAAATCTAATACATCTAAATTTTTTCCTGAATAAAAATAATTGTATTCTTTTTTAACCTTAGATTTTATTTGTGGAAGAAAACCAGCTTGTTGTGTAGGCGACAAAAATAAATTAGACATTACTTTATAATTGATTACAGTATAAGCATATACCTTAGGATGAAATCCATAAGACTGTGCAATAGCAGAATCTTGTAATTGAAAAACTTTTGGCTGTATTCTAAACCAATCAACTGTCCCGTCTTTAGTTTCTTTATCAGTAATATTTTTACCATAGTCACTTAATAGTATCACTTGTTCGATAATGTCTGTAATTCTTGTACCTGCTTCAAAAGTAAAATTTTTATCCTCTGGATTAAATGTAATTTTGTTTCTTTTATAAAGTTGATGTTTTTTATCATAAAGATAGTCTAAACCTTCAAAAGAAACCATATTAGAATCGTCTTTTGGGTCAGGCATTGTGCCTCCTAATGCTTCATAAAAAGTAGAATCTGTTACCATTTTAGATTTTCCTATATCATTACCATCATACCAGCTCATTTCCATGTCTCCTCCTACTGACACTTTTATTTGAACACCTTCATTGAGACTGTTAGTTAATGATAAACGACCTCCAAAAATTGTTTCTAGTTGTTCATCTCGTACTGCTGTATTCTTTAAACTAGTAACATAGTGACCAGCACCTGAAGGAGGATGATCAGTTTGAAAAGTTGCTCTATCTACATTTGTAAACTCTGGAGCAGTATTTTTTGTAATTAATTGACTATCTTGAGGGAACCATACAACATAATCATTTGGTTTTCTTTGTTTCATAAAAGCTGATGCTTCTTCATTAAGGGTTAATGTTGACTTCTCTTTTTTCTTCTTCCTTAGAGCCGAACCATACATTGCTTGTCTTTTTTTCTTAACTTCTGGTTTTGGTTCTTTTCTTGAATTAAGTTGATTCATTAAACTTTTTTCGCCTGTTGATAAAACTTCATGAACAGTTGACCCTTTTAATGTAATATCATGTGGAATGTTTACTACTGCATCATCAAATCCAGCTTCATTCCATGGTATAGCTGTAATATCATATGTACTACCTCCTGCAGTAACACCAAAGTCAGCAGAAGTAATTTTTATAGGAATTATTTTTTTTAAAAACGTTTGTTCTTCCTGAGATATACGAAAATCTCCTTCAGGAACAAAATCTATTATAAGAGCATAAGGAGAATTATAATGATTTGTATTTTTCTGTCCATCTGCATCATCAGCCGCCAATAATGCTCCTAAATGTAATACTTCTAAAAATTTACCCATACTATAAGGTTCTATTATTTTAAAAGATACACCTGTTGCTTGAGCGTGTCTATTTTTAGGACTTGGAGAAACAAGTGCATCTATATTAACTTGATCAACAAAAAGTTCTAAAATAGTATTTCCGCCTATATCTACAGCATTAGCAACTCTTGATCCTCCACCTCCAGATTTTGCAATTACAAAATTTGGTGCTTTATATCTTAATGTTTCAGGAAAATTTACCTCAGTAAAATCCAAAGCCGCTAAAGTAAAAATTGTATTAACTGTTCTATATTGATTAAGAACGTTTGGGGTTATTGGGGCAATTTTCTTCATTTCAGCTTCAGATACTTTTGCTGAATTCATTCCATCGAAATGATTGAGATATTTTTTACTGCCTTTTATACTTTGTGTTATATTAGGAGATAAATCGATTATTTTGTGATCTCCTTGTTTTATATCACCTGTTCTAGTTTCAATTTGGTTAATTCTATCTTTTGTTTTTTGTTTAAAGGTTCTTTTATCTCCGCCTTTTTTAGTTTTTATAGCACTCATTTTTATAATCCCAATAATTCACGTATTCTAGGTCCTTGTGGAATATAAATTTCTACACCAGGTTCTAAATCAAACACGGGATCTTTTAACACATCCATATTTCTTTGAGCAAACACCCACCATAACTTAGGATCATTATAAAGGTCATAAGCTAATAAGTCTGGTCTATGATTATATTGAGGTTCTACTGAATATAAAAAGTCGTCGCCACTTTCAGGAACAGGTCTTATTCTAAAATGATCAAGACGAGTTGCTCCTATAGTTGTATTATGCCAAGGACTAGTTTTTGAATAACGTAAAGTTGCCATAATTAAATAAATCCTGTATCACTTTTTCCGTACTCACCTTTAACAAATTTTCTAAAATCAAAATTAGAAACATCTCTTCTGCTGTATTGTGGTACAATTGATACTGTTAATAAACTTGTTACAGGCGCCCAAGCAGATGGCCCTGATTCTGGTTTTCCACTTGCTCCTATTCCG